ACAGACATTTATGGCTAGGCTTCAATTCATTCTTGATTCCGAACATATTATATATGACAATGCAGTGATTGCAGAACTCATTATGAAATACATACCAGACTGGAGACGTGTCATTAATGAATGTCAGCGGTATGGCATGAGTGGTCATATCGATACCGGTATTCTTGTTACTCTATCTGAGACAAGCATAAAGGGATTGATGGAAGATCTCAAAGCAAAGAACTTTAAGAAGATGCGTAAGTGGGTTACAGATAACATTGACGTAGAATCATCAAAGTTGTTTAGAATGATTTATGATAACATGACAGACTATGTAGAACCGCAGAGTATTCCTCAAGTAGTTCTTATATTAGCAGACTATTCTTATAAGGATAGCTTTGTTGCTGATCATGAATTAAACGTAGTGGCATGTATGACTGAGATTATGTCATCAATTAAATTCAAGTGAAGCACTTAAGAGAAGTTAATATGACTTATGGGCAACACTTGTTGCACACCACGTCAATAGCAATAGTCCTTATAGTCCATGGTTTATTTCCTTGGGTATGGGAAACAAAAGCAACAGAGATGTTGTGCAAAAATAAAGGAGATCTATGACAGAACAATTAGCAATGTACGCCCATATAATTACAGCGGTAGGTGTAATATTCATAGTGTGGCAGTTAGAAAAAGCTGGTAGACTATTACAATTAATGAGTAAATTTTTAGCGGAGGCAGTAGAAGAACATGACAAAGTATAGTAACGTAACACCTTACAGAGAGACTAATAATTTCTTTGCATCACCAACTCTTTATGAAAATATTAAAGAGTTCTTACATAGTGAGATTATCGAAGTAGCATTCACTAAAAAGAATGGCGATGATCGTGTAATGAAATGCACACTCATGTCTGACCAATTTCCTGAAGAGTTAAAGACTGAAAAGAAAGTAGATCATAATGAACTTCTTAAAGAAGAGAATAAAGATGTTATGGCAGTCTTTGATGTTGAAGCACAAGGATGGAGATCATTCCGTTTAGACACTGTTAAATATATAAAGACAAATCTTGAATCCGTTTGAATTAATTAAATCTATATCCAACGATAAGAAGGATATACTTGAGAATGAGAAAGATTACAATGCCTTTATGGTTAATCGTGGTCTATCTTATTTCCCTGATACTGTTATATACGCTAACGAAATGAATAAGTTTCACCATTTGGATGGCCGCTTGCAGTATCAGTTTCTTATAAATACTATTAGAAAACGTAACAGGTTTTCTAAGTGGAACAAATCTATTGAATCTGAAAGTATCAATACTATAAAGGAATACTATGGTTATAGTAATGAGAAAGCTCGTGATGTACTTCCGCTTTTAAGTAATGAAAATCTTAAAACAATAAGAGGAAGAATACAGCATGGCGGAATTCAACGATGAACTGGTAAATTGGAAACCAGAGATGATGTTAGAGGTTACATTGGCAGAACCCGACGATTTTTTAAAGATACGTGAAACTCTTACAAGAATAGGCGTTGCTTCAAAGAAAGATAATAAACTATATCAATCATGTCATATACTACATAAACAAGGTAGATATTTCATAACTCATTTTAAAGAGTTATTCTTATTAGACGGTAAGCCTTCTAATCTAACAGAAAATGATCTAAAGCGTAGGAACACAATCGTCAAACTAATGGATGATTGGGGATTACTTGAGACAGTAACACCAGTAGGTGAAGTCGCAGCTTTAAATCAAATCAAAATTATTTCCCACAAAGACAAATCTGACTGGGAACTATGTCCAAAATATAATATAGGTATTAAATAAAACCTGTATAAATAAAACTGAGTATGCCGAAAGGGTATTCATTTTTTTAACCTTGCTATATATAGGAGGTCATTATGACAAACTTAGCATTTAACACTTTCCCAAGGGATACATTCTTGGGATTCGATCAACTTTTTGATACACTACACAATACAAATCTTGAGACCGCTCGCGGTGCCGGATATCCCCCGTATAACGTAATCAAAAGAGATGATGGTCACTTTCTAATTGAAATCGCTGTTGCAGGATTCAGTAAAGAAGACATTGATCTAACACTTGAAAAAGGTGTATTGACAATCATCGGTAAGAAAAAGTCCGGTGCAGATCAAAGAGAATATGCTCATCGTGGTATTTCTCAAAGGGCGTTTGAAAGATCATTTACTTTAGCTGACACACTCAAAGTTGTTGGTGCCGATATTGTAGATGGTATGCTTGTAGTTATTTTGGAGAACAATATTCCAGAAGAAGACAAGCCTCAAACAATCAATTTAGGTGACCTGCCGAAATCAGCAAAGAAGCTGTTACTAGGCTAAATACTAAGGAGCGTTATGGCATATTCAGAGAAAGTTTTAGATCACTACAATAATCCACGCAATGTGGGTAAGATGGATCCCAAAGATCCAATGGTGGGAACTGGTATGGTTGGCGCTCCTGCTTGCGGCGATGTAATGCGTCTTCAAATAAAGATTGAAGATGATGTAGTTACAAATGCCGTATTCAAAACATATGGTTGCGGATCAGCAATCGCTTCTAGCTCACTATTAACTGAATGGGTAAAGGGTAAAACAGTAAAAGAAGTTCAAGCAATTAAGAATACTGAAATTGTTGAAGAACTAAACTTGCCACCAGTAAAGATACACTGTAGCGTATTAGCAGAAGATGCAATCAAATCAGCAGTCAAAGACTATATTAATAAACAACCAAGGGTACACAGATGAATGAAATTAGATTAGTTCGACTTACGTCGGGTGAAGAGTTATTATGTAAAAAATTAAATGAATCAGGTTTAACAATCACAATTACAGAAGCTATTGCATTAGTTCCTACAAAAGAAAGATTAGGTTTTATGCCTTACTTACCGTATGCTGATATAGATACATTAGTAGTTAAAAAAGAACATATCATGTTTGATCTTAAACCAACAAAAGAATTAGAAGCTCAGCATGTTTTAATGCATAACGATTCGAATATAGTTACACCAGACAAACCACAAATAGTAGTTTAATGAATTTAGATATTGAACATTATATCCATAAAGCAAAGTGGATAGATGATGAACTGTGTAACGAAGCTATAGATAGACTTAATCTCCAGAACACATGGTTGCCATTCCCTAAAGATGTAATCAATGCTTATCCAGATCAGCCTAGGAAACAAGACGGTATTGCTGGATCAACATTGAGTATTGACTGGGAGCAATTCATGGGTGATCCTAATATTCCAGAGCAAGACAGAAACTATGGCCTAACTCATATGAATGATAGACCAACACTAGACAGAATACGAGCTAGTGTAAAGAATGGATTAGATCATTATGTTCATGAACATTTAAAAGACATACCGTGGTATGATTACTACAGAGACTTTACTGATCCTAAATTTATGAAGTATAGTGAGACTCATGATATGATGGAACATTGTGATCATGTAAGGTATGTGTTTGATGGTAAAAGAAAAGGCATACCAACAGTTTCAATAGTTGGCAGCTTAGATGATCAGCATGAAGGTGGTTATTTAAGGTTCTTTGACAAGACAGATTATTATGTAGGCAAAGGTGAAGTCTTATTCTTTCCTTCTAATTTTTTATATCCTCATAGAGTAACCGAAGTTACTGGTGGTTTGAGGTATTCTTTTGTAAGTTGGGTGTGGTAATATTTGATTAAAGGTATGTACATTTTGTGTTATCATGTTATAATGGTACCATGACAAATTCTTTCTATACAAGTGCCTTCCGCCATGGTAAGGTGATTAAATATGTGGGTTACGAGGAAGGCAAGAAAGTCTCCTTCACAGTTCCCTATCGACCAACCCTATTCGTTACTAACAAAGGTAACAATGCACATGACTGGAATGCCCTAGATGGTACTTCCGTAGAACCTATTGTATTTGGTTCTATGGGTGAAGCTACTGACTTTATAAAGTCTTATAGCGATGTACCAAACTTTAAAGTGTATGGCAATACCAACTATGTTGTACAATATCTAAATGATACATTCCCTGGTGAGATCAAGTGGGATCGTAATCTTATTAATGTTACCTCACTCGATATTGAAACAAAGTTCGGTGATGGTTTCCCTGAGCCTGCTCTGGCTGATCAGGAAGTAACAGCAATCACCATGAAGAATAATATTGACGATACCTATTACACATTTGGTTGTGGCGAGTATGATGTAGATAAAGCATTGTTGCAAACCCATGAAGTAATATATGTAAAGTGTGCTGACGAGAAAGAACTGTTACACAAATTCGTATATCACTGGGCAAAGACTTCCCCTGATGTTGTTACAGGTTGGAACTGCGAGTTCTTTGATATACCTTACCTAGTCAATCGTATACGTAAGATCAATGGTGAATCCCGTATGAAGATGTTATCACCATGGAAAATGATTGACGAGCGTGAGACACACACGGGTTATGGCCAAACCACACTTAAGTATGAAATCAAAGGTGTAGCCATCTTAGATTACATGGCAATCTTTAAAAAGTTTGGTTACTC